TAGCTCTTCTTCCGTTGTAGGGTTATAAGCTACGACCTTTATAGCTTTTTGCATTGCCACTATTTAACCTCCTTTCTATAAAACAATAGTATCAAATTACTTTACATTTGTCAAGAATTAACTTTGTTCTTTTTAATTAATTGATGTATATAACTTTCTTCGTGGAACCCTCTGACGTTTCCTATTAATTCATATACTTTCAAAGTCAAATCACTATATTCTTCACTATGACATTCAAGATCGGCTATCACTTTTTTAACTCCTTTGATATCGATCTCTTTATTCAACAGTTCCTCAACAATATCAACATTATTATAAATATAATAACCGTGGAATCCTATTGTTGATTCTAATACTTGTTCTAATTGTGCGTTCATTGTTTTTCTCTCTTTCTTAACTCTATGTATTGATTATATCAAAAAAAGTCAATGCTGTCAAACATTAACTTTGTTTTTAATTATTTTATTCCTTCCCAGCGTTCAAAATCATCAGCAAGTTCTTGTATAAAGCCCATAATATCGTCAGTAGTGTACTCTGTAAGCTCATTCTCGTTACTTAAGTTAGCTAGTTCTTTGGCATAGTCTAAGGCCTTATTGTGGTCCTTGTCGTAGCTTTCACCCTTTTTCTTGCCTGCTCTTACTAGATACTTCAATACCTGCATTGTATACCAGCCCACAAGCTCTTCATAGTTAAAATTATGTTTCAAGTATTCGTTAAGTTCCACACCGTATTCGTTGGCATAGTGCCGATTTTCTTTAAAATTCATTAGATGTTACCTCCAAGCCATGCAATAAGCAACGTTGCGATTATACCTATCCAAGTGATAGCGATAAGTGTAAAGACGACACCTGCAACTATCATTAAAGTTTTTACTGTATCTTTCATTTTGTCCTCCTCTATTTATAACTCTATTCTATCAAATTACTTTTACTTTGTCAAACATTAACTGTTTTTAACCATAAACAACTTTTCATTTTTGCCTTTACTACTTGTTCCACCTTTAATAGTGCTACGTGCTTTATCAAAAGAATATACAGTTTCAAAGCGTTCGTCAGAAATTGAATAACTTGAAATTATAACGATATTAGTTTTAGACGTTTCAAATGCCCAGTCGTAAAACTCTTGACTATCGAATGGATTGATATAACTATCTTGGGAAGTTCCTTCATAAGGTGGGTCAAGATATAATATAGCTCCAGAAACTTCACTAAAATCATGATAACTTTTATTCGTTGCTTTTATTTTATTTAATTGCTGGAGTCGTTCAAATTGCTGGAGTCGTTCAAGTTGTTGTAAAGTTTTATGCTTTTCTTGTTTCTCATTAAACCAATTCCACTCTTCCCCAGAAGTAACTTTCTTATATGTTTCGGTCTGTTTATAACCACTAAAAACGTCATGCTTTTCAATTATTTCTTTAGCTAGATTATATTTTAAGTCTGAAATTTCTTTGTTGTATAAGTAAGTTTTCTTATTATTACCGAAAGAGTTAATCAGCAACTTCAAAAAGTCATCTGTTGTCTTGTTCTCTTTAGCCTTAATCTCGGTAAACTCTGTACGTGAAACAATAAGGGTTTTTATCCACTCACGGTCTTGCGAAATAACCCGTTCAAATGCGTTGGTTATATCCTTGTCTAAGTCGTTGTAATACACTTCTAAACCATTTAAAATACATTCGACTGTAATTGCTCCGCCTCCTCCGAAAATATCATATATCGGCTTATCTGTACCAAAGTTCTGTTTGATGATTTCAATTATCTTCTTGCTTATCTTTTTCTTGCTTCCTTGATACGGTAGTCCAATAGGTTTGCCTTTTCTGATTTTCTTCTCGTCTAAACTAAGCATTAAAAGCTCCTTGTCTTTCTAATTTGATATGTTTTTAACCATAAACAACTTTTCACATTTATCATTTCTTGTTCCACCTTCCAAAGTGCTATGTGCTTTATCAAAAGAATATACAGTTTCAAAACGTTCATCTGAAATTGAATAACTTGAAATTATCACGATATTAGTTTTAGCTATTTCAAATGCCCAGTCATAAAACTCTTGACTATCGAATGAATTGATATAACTTTTTTGGTGACTTCCTTCATAAGGAGGGTCAAGATATAGAACAGCTCCAGAAACATCACTAAAAGTATGATAACTTTTGTTTGTAGCTTTTATTTTATTTAATTTTTGAAGTTGTTGAAGTTGTTGGAGTTGTTCAAGTTGTTGGAATCGTTGGCGTCGTTCAAGTTGTTCAAGTCTAAGGAGCTTAACAATCGATCTCTTATATGTTTCTGTCTGTGTATAACCGCTAAAAACGTCATGTTTTTCAATAATTTCTTTAGCTATATTATATTTCAAATCTGAAACTCCTTTAGAATATAAATAACTCTTCTTATCATTCCCAAAAGAGTTGACTAGCAACTTCAAAAAGTCGTCTGTTGTCTTGTCCTCTTTTGCTTTAATCTCGAAGAACTCATCTCTTGAAACAATAAGAGTTTTAATCCACTCACGGTCTTGTGATATAACTCGTTCAAATGCGTTGGTTATATCCTTGTCCAAGTCATTATAATGCACTTCTAAACCATTTAAAACACATTCGGCTGTAATTGCTCCGCCTCCTCCGAAGATGTCGTATATCGGCTTATCTGTACCAAAGTTCTGTTTGATAATTTCAACTATTTTCTTGCTTATCTTTTTCTTACTTCCTTGGTATGGTAGCCCGATTGGTTTACCTTTTCTAATTTTCTTCTCGTCTAAACTAAGCATTAAGATTCCTTGTCTTTCTATTTTGGTAAAATTTATTCCATTTTTCTATAAGTTCCAGCAACTTAGGTTCATCATATTCGGTAAATAGTTCAACCTGCGATGTAAACCAACAGTGCAAACAGCGATCGCAACTATAACAGACGTTTGTATATCCTCTGCAAGCTTTGCAAACTCCTAGGCCATCACTCGTTGGTACATCGAAGCAATGGCAATATTTTTTATCATTTAAGTATTTTCTTTCCATTATTACCTTTCTAGTTTATTCTATACCTTATTATAAGCTATTTCTTTTTATTTATCAAGCGATGAATGCAATAAACCACTAATAAAATAATTGTTATTATAAACAATGGTGGGATAAATACAGTTACTGCAAACCAAACAATAGACACTAAAGTATAAAACATGATTTTTAGTATTAGTTTACCTGTTTTAGTTTCTTGAAAAGTTATATCCTCATCTAATGATGAATCATCTTCTGTTGAATTACCGTAAAACAATTTATCTTCATTTACTTCGTACTGGTTTCTACAATAATCACATTTACCATTAGTGAAATTTGAAGCCCCGCAGGTTACGCATTCAATTAGTTCCATTGTTTTCACCTCTTTCATTTGTTTAAATCATTATATCAAAAAAACTCTAAGCTGTAAAGCCTAAAGTCTTATATGATGTTATCTTTCTTTCAATTTATTCTTGAACCAGATGATTCGTTCTTTGAACCAAGCGTCGACTCCTTCAGGACGTAGCCATTTCCCTTGTTTAACTCCGTTCTTTTCCATGAACTCAATCACTTTAACTGGAGTTTCTAGGTCGTCCCACATAGTATATTGTTTTGCTGAATTAAATTTACTAAACATTTCAAGTGTTTCGATGTAGCTATCTTTCAGAAGCTCCGTGTCAAGCAATTTTTGAGCCTTTTCTGCACGTTTAGCAAGTCGTTCGTTAGCTTGTTCCAGTTGCTCCTTTTGTCGCTGCAAACTCAAGTTATGGTTGATGTAAGCAATTTGCTGTGCATGTCGTCCAAGTTTGCCCTGCGTATTAAGCTCGATCAGTTTAGCCATTCCCTCGCCAAGAATTTCATCAGGAACAAAGTTATACTTGTATTTCTTATTTGTGTTTCGTACGTAGTTGTCAAGCGTTTGTTTAATTTTAAGTTTTTTGTGTAATTCTCGTAGTGTTGTCAATTTAATACTCCTTCATATATTTTACCAAACTTCAAAGCGTTAATTTTAACTAACTGCTTCAAGTCTGATATGAATTGCTGTTCTCCGTCGAAGTCAAATGGCGTTGATACATTTTCCTTTATCCAAGTGAAAGCTCCGTCAAAGTCTTGTCTTAGTAAGCTCATTTTATCCACGATGTCGATAATTTGCTCTTTTTCTTCTGCTGTGTACATATAACCAACTTTCCACTAGAAAGGTAAATCTGATTCATCAACTTCAATCGGTTCAGATTTTCCAAATAAGTCTTGTTTAGCTTGTGATTGACTGCTATTATCATTAGAGATAAATACTTTTTCAACCGTAGGGAAAACAAAGTTATAGTTTACGTATTCGCCAGACTCTTTAGCTTGTACACGACCACTGATCGTTACTGTGTCCCCTAATTTAATGAAGTCAGGCAAGAAAGCCGAACCGTACGCGACTTTTACATTAGATCCCTTTTCTTTTTCAAATAATGGAACAGAAATAATTTTCTTGTCGCCTTTTGCTGTGTTTACTGTACGTGTATTTTTTTCGTTTGCTTGTGCTGTAACTGTGATAATTGCCATTTAATTATTCTCCTTTTTCTGCTTCTTGCTGTGCTAACCAAATCGTCATGATGTCGGTAATTTCTTTTTTAGTCTTATTTTTCAAGCTGTCGATATTTTGGTATCCTAGTTGTTCAGCTCGTTTGATAAGTGGCTGAATCTCTCTAAGTCGTTGCTTTTCTGCTTCAAGTTCTTTCTGCTCTTCTGTCATGTCAGGTAGGTCTTCATTTGCATAAATGTATAGCCCTAAACCATGACGAGCAATTGCTTTAACAAGTCCACGCTGAATGGCTTTATTTACGTCCATTGAAGTAATTTTTTCAACTGGGATGGATTGATTGCGATAGTCCATCACAGGTAGATACTCAATATGTTCTAGACCCTCAATAGTCATTCCAACTTTAACCCATGCTGTGCGACCGTCTGTGTGATAGTTTAACCCTTGTTCATTTTCATAAACTTTACTGTTAGCTTCAGGATATACTTTTTTTACTTCAGCCCAAGCAAACGCCCAAGATAAATAATCAAGGTTGTTCTTTTTACTTTTCTTGTCATTTACATTAATGATGTTTAATTTTTCAAATACGCTCATTCGACAACCCCTTCTTTCCAACCTTGGTCTTTAAGTTCTTCAGTAACTTTTTTCACAACTTCCTCAAGCTGTTTTTCATCAAATTTAATATTAATTGTTTCCATTTTCTCCTCTTTCTACGATAAATACGTCCCCTTGTCTTGTAATTTCGATATGATACTTAAGCATAGGTAAAATATATCCGTCTTCCCAGTAGTTCCACAAGTCATTTATCAAGCCATATAAGCACTCGCTAGGCCCAACCCTATACTTTGTCTCGTTCATCTCTTCGAGCTCTTTAGATAGCTTTCTTACGCCTCTAACATAATGTTTACTTGCTTTTTCTTCTGCTTTTAAACTTTTGTAGTTGCTTTTCATAAATGAAATTCCTAATATCGTCTTTCTGCTGTTTTTCCTCTTTATCAGACCAGCCAACTTTTTGACCTTTTCGTTTACCACTTTGATAAACTCGTCTGTTATCTTCTGGAAAGCCATTTTTCTCGAAGTATATTCTAGCATATTCAAAATAATTTAAGCTGTTGATATACTGCTGACTGCCCTTTTTGTGATAATTGAGGGCTATAAATCGCCTTTCAGCTAGTGATTCAAAAGATGTTATCATATTTCTTCTCTAATGAAACCTAAAGTTAGCAAGGCTTTATATTCTTCACTATCTTTTTTGACTTCAAGTGCAAATTTTTTATTTCCGTTTAATTCATTTGCTTTACCTGCATAATATAATGGAGTGCTGTCGGTTCTATCAGAAAAGTTATAAAACTTAAATTTAGGTTCATAAATAACTTCATAACCGTTAATAACAGCGTTTAACATTTTTTCTTTTTCATTGCAAGTGAACGGCACTTCTTCATTAGCTACGTAAACTTTTCCGTTACCGTCTTTAAGATTATAACCAAAACCCCACCTACCAATATGATAGAAAGCTAATTTTCTGTCATTTCTAAAACTTTTAAGATAATCGGCTTGTTCTTTCGTTAATTTAACTACCATTTATTAGTTCTCCTTTATTTCTATATATACTATTATAGCAAAATTATTTGTTATTGTAAAGCATTAGATGTTATTTTTTTATTTATTTCTGATTTTAATTGCAAGGCTCTAACTAATGCACGTTTAGAATAATCATTTTCGCAAGCTATATGCAATTTTTTCGACTGTCTGACTAGAAATTCAGCACGACCAAGCCATACTTTGGAAAGCTCGTCATTATGCCATTCAGCTTTTACCATTTCTTCTAATGCACGATATAACCAGCCGTAAACTTCTGCGTGTAAATTAATTGCTTTGTTCTCATAATTAATCATTTTCTATTACTTTTCCTTGTTCTTTAGCTAAGTCTAAGAAAGCCTGCGCCGATTCTTTCGTCGTTTCGATTGGAGTTTCAGCCTTTACTTTTTCAACTAGTTCGCTATCAGGTTCTTTTTTTGATTTATTGACGCAAGTGAATACTGAATCAACATAAGAAAAGTTCAAATCATCATCAAACTGGTAACCACGCGCTTTTACTGATAGCTTAGAGAAGTCGTTATGCTTGCCACGTTTAGGGCTTAACATCAACATAAACTCCGCCCAAGCTGTAAGAGTAGAACCACCCAAGGCGTCACTAGGCTTTACCATATATGCTTTATCGTCCATTGAGTTTGCATAAGCTGATTTGTTTGCATGAGCTACCAGTAAGAAAGTTACATCTTGAAAGAGCAACTTCAAGCGTGTAATTCTTCTAAGCATTGGCTCGAAGTCTTTGCCGTAGATAATATCGCCATTTCTTAGCATTGTCATAAGGTTGTCTAAAATAACGAACTTGATATCATTTTCTTTGATGTACTCATACAATAAATTCATGTGGTGCGAATCATCAAGCATAAACTCGCCACCTGTTAAGAAATGCAAGTCTTCTGGTGCAGTGTCTTTATTTCTAAGCCTTTTGTTTAGTTCTCTGTCCGTGTCCTCATTGTCGATGTATAGTGTCTTACTACGCTTTGTGTCATAACCAAAAAAAGGAAATCCTTGCGACACCATTAAAGCCATGTGCATTGCTAGAGAGCTTTTAAACGACTTAAACGGAGCTACAAGTATTCCAGCTTGTGAACTTGGCATTAATGTATCAATAAGCCAGTCATCTTTTAAATTTATTAAGTCTTCACGCTCTTTTAAGTGCTTGGCTGTCTGTACTTTATTAAATATGTTAGTCATTTATTTCTCCTTTAGTATATAATAA